AGAAGAATAAGATTACAGGCGTTCCCAAGTTGGATGATGCCAACTGGGCCGGAACAGCAAAGAGTCACGATTGCACACTCATCGTGACTGAGGGTGACTCAGCCAAGACGCTCGCGGTCGCTGGTCTGAGCGTGGTAGGCCGCAACGCATACGGCGTCTTCCCGCTCCGGGGGAAACCTCGGAACGTTCGGGACGCTAGCGTAAAGCAACTCACCGAGAATGAAGAGTTTTCGAATCTCAAAAAGATTTTGGGCCTTCAGCATGGAAAGGTGTATACTTCTCTCCGAGAACTTCGGTACGGTCGTTTGATGATCATGACTGACGCTGACCTGGACGGGAGTCACATCAAGGGTTTGGTTCTCAACATGATTCACCACTTTTGGCCAAGTCTGATCGACCTGGGTTTCCTGGTGGCGATGGTGACGCCAGTGATCAAGGCGGGCAAGGAGTGGTTCTTCACTGAGGAGGCGTTTCGGAACCGGGCCGATGCGGTTTCCTCCGGAAACGTCAAGTACTACAAGGGTCTGGGAACATCCACGTCAGCAGAGGCGAAGGAGTACTTCAAGATGATTGACCGGCTGACGGTTAAATTTACACCGGATGCCCGAACCGGTGAGTCGATGACGCTTGCATTCTCCAAAGCCATGGCGGATGCACGGAAGGGATGGCTTGTGGAACACATGGCGACGACGCCACCGGGTGTCGAGTACGGAAATGTCAAGCAGCTGACGGTGACTGATTTTGTCCATAAGGACTTGGCCAACTTTTCAGTCGAGGACATTAAGCGTTCGATTCCACACGTCGCAGACGGACTCAAGCCGAGTCAGCGTAAGGTGATTTACGCGTGTATGAAACGTAACCTGGTCAAGGATGCCAAGGTGGCACAGCTGAGCGGGTACGTCGCCGAACACACGGCATACCACCACGGCGAGGCGTCCCTCCAAGGGACGATCATCGGGTTGGCGCAGACGTTTGTCGGGTCGAACAACGTCAACCTGCTCGAGCCGAGCGGTCAGTTTGGAACACGTCTGATGGGCGGAAAGGATGCAGCCAGTCCTCGTTACATCTTCACACGATTGGCTGAAAAGACGCGCCGGATTTTTGACCAGCGTGATGACCCGGTGCTCAAATACGTGTCAGAGGATGGTCAGAATGTCGAGCCGACGTACTACCTGCCCATCGTGCCGATGGTACTCGTGAATGGCGCCGAGGGTATCGGAACTGGATTTTCATCATACGTTCCACCGTACGACCCCAAGGTGGTGACGAAGAACATCCAGCGCGCGCTTCGTGGCGAGGCGATGGAGTCCATGAAACCGCATTTCAAGGGGTTTACCGGAACGACTGAAAAGACGGGCGAACACACGTGGACTTTGACGGGGACGTTTGAGCGCCAGGGGTCCCGTATTCACGTGACTGAGCTCCCTCCAGGCAGATGGATCCAGGATTACAAGGAGTTTCTGGATGGACTCGAGGTCAAGTACGAGAATCACTCGACGGAGAACAAGGCGGACTTTTTCGTCTGGACGGACGTTGACGACCACAAGAAGCTCGGTCTTGTAAAAGCGATTCACACGAGCAACATGTACCTCATCGGGCAGAATGGTGCTGTGAAAAAGTATGCGAGCCCAGAGGAGATTTTGGTTGACTACCTCGAGATGCGTCTCGCACTGTACAAGGTTAGGAAGAATCACCTGGTCAAGGAACTCAAACGCCAAGTGATGGAGAATACGCTTCGGGCGCGCTTCATCACCGAGGTGGCGCACGGACGTCTCGAGATTTTTCGACGGACCCGAGCAGACATTGAAGCAGACATGACGCGTCTCGGGTTTCCACACGAGCTGTTGGTTTCGGTCAGGACGTACCAGTACACAGCAGAGGAAATCGCCAAGGCGTTGACGCTCGTGTCGAACCTACAGAGCGAGCTTTCAGCGCTCGAGGCTATGACCGTGTCGAACCTGTGGAAACAAGATCTTGAGTCTTTGTAGAGGATGGAGGTTGATGAAATTATCAACAGTTTTGTAACTCCTGGTTCAGTGCCAGCTCAGGTACTTTCCCAACTTCGTGCAGTTACCAGTGCCGTGATTGCACGCACAGGTGCACGGGTGAATGAAGTGGTTTCACAAATCGAGTCGAGTCCGCCGACGTATATTCAATACACGTCGTTCGAGCAACTTGCAGAATTGCTCGAACAAACTTTAAGTAGTATAATATTGTCACCACCTACGACGCCACCAGTAGTCCCACCTACGACGCCACCAGTAGTCCCACCTACGACGCCACCAGTAGTCCCACCTACACCGACCGGTGATAGTTCGAGTTTAACAGTGACTGGGTTTTACGGGCCGTCTTTGACATCAAATATTCTGAATGTGTACCTGACACAGAATGCACCCATTCTACCTGGAATGACAATCACGGGTCTGACTGGGATTCAACGGCGAGTCGTCGTTCAGACGTATACACCCAATGTATATGGTGATGTCATTATCAACCCGGGTCCACCTGCAATTTCGTTTCCGTACGTGGCTCTGGTGACGGCGACTATTTTGGGTGCAGGGACGATTCCAGTCGCCCCGAGTTCACTGCTTCAGATTACATTTGGGTTTAAGAAAACCAGTGATCGTTCGACTGCTCGTGGGTTTCGAGGTCCTCTCGTAACGGGGAATGTTTTCAGTTTGTATATTATCGATAAATTTACTGGTCCGGTGCCCGATAATGATTGGAAAGTGATTGGTTTGAGCGACCCGTCGACGCTTCTTGTCGACGTGGCTGGAAACGTCACTGTTCTAGAAATCACGCCTGAAATGGGTACGTCGAATACGTTGGTAGGAACCGTAACAAAACCGTACAAGTATATGTACAAATTAAACGTCACTGTCGACCAAGAACAAGTATTACCGGTTCCGGGAACAATCGTCCCATTGACATTCCTTCGACCAAACGCGCAAATACAGAGCGAATACTATTCTTTATACGACCCGAAATTATTCGATGCAAGTGACATAAAGGGGCAGACGGCACATCTGCGCGACCTCGATTCGAATGTGTGGACTGATGCTCCGGCGCCCCGTGAAGCTTACATCGAAATGAGCGACCGCGGTTTCGGAACAGGCGCGCTCACTGCGCTTGCAGCCATTGGTGCACAAGAAAAATACATGTACGGCGGAGAATCTCTGTGGATACCTCAAATAAAACAACACACACCATTCGTCCAGACTCAGAGACTTTTAAACCCAATTGAAACAACGAGCGGATTTCTTGATTCATCGACGAGTTATTCGGTGAATCTGTATCCACGAGAGTCTGGAGATTTACTCTCGAATATGTACCTGTCCGTTTCGCTTCCTGCACTTCCCGCGGGATACTTTTATTCTGAGTTGACCGGTCGAGCCATCTTTAAAAAGGTGGAGTTTATGATCGATGGTCGTGTCATCGAATCAATCACAGACGACTGGTATGTCATCCGTGATCAGGTTTTCTTGGACGCGGATGAAAAACTTGCCATGTATCAGGCTATAAGCAGAGGACAAGCCGAGTCTAATGTCGTTCCGGCGACGACCCAGCTAGACATGTTGATTCCCCTCGACTTTTTCTTTTGCAGACGACAGAGTCATTCTAAAAAAGGAAGGGAACGTCTCGAAAAGCCATTTTTCCCGCTGTGTGCCATTCTACACCAAGTCGTCACTGTTCGTTTCACTTTTCACGACGTGTCCTGGATCACGAATGCACCAACAGATGCCAATGGGAACCGCATCGACCTCATCAACCCGAGGATACTCCTCGAGGAAATCACGCTGACACCAGAAGAAAGAATGTACTATCAATCGAAACCGCTCAAGTATAGCATCAGTCGTATCTGGGCAGAAGCTGGACAGCCGTACAATAACGGAAAGGTAGTTGTAAACTTTACATCCAAGTACCCGGTGAGTATGCTTACGTGGTTTGTCAGAAACAAGTTGTACGAGTCACCCGATCCTGATTTTTACACGTCGAGGTATCAATACGGGTACAGCACAGATTTCTTGGAGGCTGCTGTACCTGTAGAGTTTTTTAATGGTGTTAACATCAACTTCCTCGATGCAATCAAAGAAGCAACAATCTATCTGAACAATCAAAATATTCTTTCAAACTTTCCAGGTGCATTGTATTACAGTTACAAACAGCCCATGGATCACGGGTTGTCAGTCCCGACGAAGAATATTTACATGTACTGTTTTGCAGAGTATCCACGTGAATACAATCAAGATGGGAGTGTTGATTTTTCAAAGTTGAATACAAATACATCGCATCTGGATCTCGTGTTCGATTCTATACTCGCACCACAGATTACACAGGCGTACACTGTATACATGTACTACTATGGGTATGTAGACCTCGAAATTAAGAACGGAGGTGCATTTATTGTACAAGACTTATCGTGATATACCCTGACCCTGTGTTGAGTCCGAGATCTTGGACGTTTGTTACCTGTTCTGACGCATAGCACGTCGCACCCTGTAAACCATTTCCAGGGCTTCCTGTGTAGCCGCCCGCACCCGCTACACCGAAAGCCACGCTGTAAATCGTCGCACCCGTCAAGTCAAACGGACCAACTATGCCTGGTATTTCCGGTGGTAAATCTGGACGTGGTGATATTACAAGAACCGTAGTGAGTCCACCAAGACTAATAATTACATTTGGTCCATTAAAATCACCCTCGGCCGACACAACACCTGAAATGTACACTTCGTACCCTTCAGGAAGTCCGTTAATGGCTTCAGTCTGCACGGCATAAATGTTAGAACCCGGCCTGAGAAGATACGGACCCAGATTGGAAATACTGATGATGTTGGACACGATATTCAAGGGGCATTGACCTCCACCGAAACCACCTTCAGCGACGGGTGCTGTCGGTGGTGGTGGAATTCCTGGTTGCGGATTATAACTTCCACCATAAATATATTGGTTGCCATAACCTTCTGTTGTAATCGCCTTGGGCAAGAAAAATGGGAACGTACGATCTGTATACTGCCCATTTGTAAAATACCCTGCACCAGCGCCACCGAGCCCAACGCCGCCACCCTGGCCATCACCATACGGCTGAAACACACCATCTTGAGGCGTCGCAGGTACTGTCGTTCCTGCATTCGGGTAATTAATAGACCCTGCGACTGACGTTGCAAATTGAAACGCAACGTTACTCACAACATTAATCTGGTATGAACCGTCGAATATTGTTCCACCTGTGATTGTCACGTAAAGACCAGTCGAGAGCTGATGAGGTATCGGCGTGGTCACCTGAGCTCCAGCTCCAGCTCCATAGATGTTTGCGTTTGTAACAGGTCCACGGGGACAGAAAGACCCGCCATCTCCACCGGCGCCTACGATGATAGGTACATTTGCATCCGTGCTTACGGAAGAGCATCCACCAGCTCCGACTGTTACGTTATCTATGACTAAACCAGGGACGTGAATTTGTCCGACGATAAGTTTGAGAACTTGTCCCTCATAGAACGCCGTATTTCCCTGTATGATGCGTCCACTGGCCTCGCCCATTGCGCCGGCAGCAGTCACCTGATATATACCGTTCGCAGGCGCTGTCCAATACTGGGAACCTTTCACGATGTACCATTGCGACGGAGAAGTCCATGGGACTGTCCCCGGATACGTGTTCGAAGTTGGTCCGAAACGACCTGTGCTTCCGAGTGACGTGAATGTGAATGTCGTAAACTGATACAGCCCTGGGTACGAGTTGTTCTGAATCTTTTCAGCTGTGATGACAGTATCTTGACCTCCTTCACGGACATCAACGTTCAATGCCCTCAAGTCTCCATCCTTGACTGAAATGACGTTGTACCCGAGAGCGTAAATCCGAAGAGACCGTGAGTACTGGCAAGGCGTCAATGAAAGCGTATGAAGTTGACGAGTCACAAGACTCATATTGATTTCACCCGTCGCATCTTCATGTTCGGGGTCGATCGCAAAAGAGTACATGTAAAAAGAGTGGTCTGGTGTCCGTGTGTGGTATTCTAGTGGCTGAACGATTCGAAGATACAACGGAGTTCCAAATTCACTTTTGATGACATCCGACCCGTTGAGTGTCAACCGCAACGTTTTTAACTGATCATCGCCGGCATTCTGGTAATTGTACGCGGATGTGTTATCGGTCTGGATGACCCAGAAAAGTTCCTTGACACTGTGAACAAAATCCGTCAGGACTGAAACAGATGTTTCACCCGCAGACACTGTGAATATCATGCGCTGCCACGTCTTGGCGAGGTAATTCATCGGCGTTTTTTTCATGTAGTCACGTTCTGCTTTGGTCACGTAGACATAATCAACAAACAGGTTCACCTGAATCGGAAGCGTCCAGTTCAAAACTGTAAATTCATTTGCCGGTTTAAATTTTACACGAAACACAGGTGGCTTTTTCAGTGCGCATAATGGGAGATTCACTGAAAACGGAATTGGAATATAGTATGACTCAAGACTGTCTGTGATTCCTTTTCCGACGAGCGTCGTGAGAGCACTTTGTTTGGACTGTGTCACCGTAATGTCATTCCATATTTCGAGTGACTCTCCATAGTGACGTTCTATGAGTTGATTTTCATACAAAAGTTCTACATAATCGATCATGTACGTTCCTACTGAATTCTGAACAGGCGCCTTTTCAGGCCAATCAACGCGAAGGTACATTTTCCCGATTGCGACATCTCCCGCCTTTGCAATCCAAATGGTGACATCATCACCAAAGTGCACATCCTTTGGAAACTGCAGACGCGTCAGCTGGTGCGCAAACTGTGCTGGTACCATTCTCTACTCAAACTTTAGGAATTAAATAAGAGACCACCGACGCCACCTTGGATTTTGAGGATGTTGTAAGAACGTGCCCACACCGTAGCGCTTGTATTTGAGAAGGTTTGTTCGTTGATTCTCGAAAAGTTTACAGTTCCATTTGGTATCGGGTTTTCGGGATCCATTTCAAAACTGTACATGGAAAAGTTGCGAGTCGGCATGGTGGTGTGATTTTCGAACGGCTGAATGGTGTTGTAAAAGATGTAGCTCCCAGAGTCTCGTGAAACAATCTCTTCTCCGTGCGTGAGCGCCAACGCCGTCTGGTCGGCGATGGACGAGTACTGGAACACGTCGGTCGTGTCATGTGTCGTCCCTGTGAACCAAAGTTCCTTCACGGGGCCCTTGAACTGCATCTCGAGTGGACTATTTGACTTTGCCACCTGAACGATTCCAATGAGTTGATTTTCTTGTGGAGGTGTGTCGTGTTTCTCGAAATCGACGAGGAGAGTTGCCGTCAAATTCGGCGTCTGTGTGTACTGGTCATACCTGATGATATCTTTGGCTTGCGCGTTTCCGTATTCGCCGGTGTCATTCGTGTACATGTACACGTATCGTGAACCGTTTATGAAAATCTTTGGAATGTACCGGCCAGCCAAGTACGGTGATGCGAATTTA